TGACTCTTATATTCATGTTTTGGATTTAAATAGTAGTACTCCTCACTATGGATTTTATGTAACTGAAGGTGTAGTGAGTGATCGATCTAATCGTACAAACGGTTATCAAGATATGAAAATTGCCGATGTTGAAGAAAAGCCATTACCTACTAGCTTTCAATCTAAATTAGTAACAAATGAAACAATTCACAATACAATTGCTGATACTGCCGCAAATGCCGATCCTACAAATAACATTCCTTTAGTTAAAATTGATAGTGCTTATCAAATTTTTCCTAATGTATATTTCAATATTTCTAATGGTGACTTGTATATTAAGAAAAAATCAACAATGATTAAAACAGTAACTGAAGGACCAGATGAAGAGGTAGACTACTTTACATTAGACAGATATAAGAGAACAGGTGTATCTATTCAAGAACCATCTCAAGGTACATTAAATGCAAATACCGACTCTTTTATTGTAAAAGATGTTGATGGTGGTAATTTAGTTGTTTATGTTAGCAATGGTATTAACACTATTATTATGATTTTGCATAAAGAAAGTGATGGTCATTATACTCTTCCAAGAACTAGACGTTTTAACAGAAATGGTATTGTTACAAGTGAAACAAGCGAATACGACGAAAGCGAAGAAGAACAGAGTGGACATGAACACCAAGAAGAAGATACTCCTGGAGAAGGAAGCGATGGTGTTAATGACATGGCTCAAATGATTGATATTTCCAATAATGTTTCAGACTACTATAAATGGTATTGGTATTGGAATAGTTCTGGTTCTCTTCCTGTGCACTTTTCTGAAGATTATATGTTGAAAACACAAATGGTTCCACCAGTATGTCCATCGTGCCCTACATGCCCAAAACAAGGATGCTGTACAAATTGCGGTGGAAATGGCGGTGCCGGAGCGGTTGATGACGATGGTAAATCGGTCGACAAAAATACAGATGGTGCAGGTCGCCCATTAAGTGATGCTTATAGCAAAACATTAGACACAGGAAGTGATCTATTGAAATCTGGAGGTAGTGGAGCAGTTGGATTAACAAAAGACACATTGGGATTAGGTAAAGATGCAGTAACAGGTACAGTTGGATTAGGTAAAGATGCAGTAACAGGTACAGTTGGATTAGGTAAAGATGCAGTAACAGGTACAGTTGGATTAGGTAAAGATGCAGTAACGGGTACCATTGGATTAGGTAAAGATGCAATTAGTGGTACAGCCGATTTTATTGGTGGATTGGGTAGTGGTCCAACAAATGTTAATCAAGGCAATATGAATACAACCGGTTATGGTCAAACATCACTTAATCAATATGGTCAAATGGGTGTACCTGGAACAGGAAGTGTTACTGCTGCTACAAGTGATCCATATACATACAATGGTCAATTACAAAGAAGACCACCTTCTAACTTTTTACCAAGAACATCAGACTTCAGTTCATTTGCAAAATAATTTCGTTTAATTTGCATATAAATATTTTACATATATTATAATATGGAAAATATTAATAATTGGAATAATATAAATACTATATTCAATAGAAAAGAAATCGAAAATGATATTAAAAATATATTATTAAATTTCCAAGAAAATTGTAAAAATATTAATTTCAAAAAAGGTATTTATTTGTATGGTTCTCCTGGATCGGGTAAAACATTTTTCATTAAACAAATATTGAAAGATTTGGATTATGATATTATTAGTTATGATGCGGGGGATGTCCGTAATAAAAATTTGATTGATACAATAACTTCTAATAATATTTCTAGTCATAATGTTTTGGATATGATGAATAAAAAAAAGAGAAAAATCGCAATTGTTATGGATGAAATTGATGGTATGAACAATGGAGATAAAGGTGGTATTGGTGCACTTATTAAGATTATACGACAAAAAAAGACAAAAAAACAGAAATTGGAAAATGTATCATTAAACCCAATTATTTGTATTGGTAATTATTTTTTTGATAAAAAAATAAAAGAGCTTATGAAAGTGTGCAATGTGTTTGAATTAAAAACACCTATTAACCAAGAAATATCCATATTTTTAAATAATATAAATGTCAGTAATTCTATTAAAAAAAAGTCAATTGAATATATACAAGGTGATCTAAGAAAAGTGCAATTTATTGAACAATTATACAAATCCGGTCATTTATTGAATGAAAAATTTATTGATAATATTTTAAAAGTTAAATGCCATAATGAGGACTCCAAAAATATTACTGCATTATTATTCAAAAATGAATACAAAATAGAAGAACATAATACTTTCATGAATGAAAACGATCGCACAATTGTTTCATTATTATGGCACGAAAACGTCATTGATAATATTAATTCAAATAAAATAAAAAAACCGGTTGCATTATATTTAAAAATGCTGGATAATATTTGCTTTTCTGATTATATTGATAGAATTACATTTCAAAATCAAATTTGGCAATTTAATGAAATGAGTTCATTAATGAAAACGTTTCATAATAATAAACTATATCATAATGCTTTAATTAAAAAAAATAAAATTGTTAATGATATTAGGTTTACAAAAGTTTTGACAAAATATTCTACTGAATACAATAATCAGGTTTTTATCTTCAATTTGTGTCAAGAATTTAATATGGATAAAAAAGATATGATTGCCTTTTTTCAAGAACTACGTCTTTATATGGAACACGAAATTGAAAATAATCCTGAAATTTTAGAGGAAATTTTTGAAAATTGTAATGTAAATAAACTAGATATTAAACGTATTTATCGGTTCTTAGATAAAAACGTTAAAAAAGAAAATATAATTGAAGATTTGAGTGACGCCGACTAAATTTGTTTTTCCAACTCTCCTATACGAGCTTTTAATTTTTCTATGTCTTGCGATTGTATTTGTATTATTTTTATAGCATTTTGTAAATTCAACTTTTCTGGTGGACCACCATTGATTTGTACTGTGAGATTTTCCGGATCATTTTTTTTTTCTTCCATCATTTTTTTTCTTTTTTCCTCCAATTCTACTATTTGTTTTAATACATCTGGCTTCATTACTGGTAATCCAAATTCATATTTTTCTAACGCTCCCTCTATATCTTCCATAAAAAATTTCTTGATCCCATGTTCATGTTCAAGTCTTATAAATTCTTCCACCTTTTTATCCGACGGTTTAGTAAAATTTGGATTTGCATTCACCAACATTTTCTTTTTATCAAATGTATTGTGATTATGTGAAAACACTAATATTGTTTTCATTGGATCCAATTGTACAAATGGTATTGTATAATCATGTAAAAACTCTTTTTCTTCTGCCAAAGATGCATTTTCATTATATCTTGTTATATTTAATAATTCTTTACGAAACGCAAATGTACCTGCAGTTGCATGATTTGGTCCATAAGGGCCACATTGATACATAGTTTGTATATGTTTAAAATAAATATATAACTCACTTGAACCCGCGCAAAGTGCTTGTCTATTTTTTTGTAACTTTTCTACTGCATGCGCAATACGCTCAGGTGGATAATAATCATCATCATCCATATATACAATAATAGAACCACTTGTTTTTGTATGCATAAAATTACGCTTTGCACCCAATGTCATTTTTTCATTTAACGGAAAATATTTTATTTGTGGTAGATCAGATGAATTTACCAAATCTTTTATTTTATCACTTCCGTCATCCACAATAATCCATTCAATTCGATCTTTTGGATAAGTCTGATTGCGAAAACATTCAAACATCATTTTAATAAATGGTCGTCTATTGAATGTAGGTGTACAAACCGAAACAAATGGATACAATTTAACTTTCTGTTTTTTTTTTCCCATAATAAATTATTTATTAAGTAGTTTATAAATAGTTTATTTAATAATTAATTTCATTTTCAAGTGAGTTTAATTCTTGTATTTCATCATCTGGTTTAGCAGGGCTTTGGGTAATGTCTTCATATTGATCAAAATAACTATTTTCTTCTGTTGGTTTCAAAAATTCAGTTCCTTTGTATCCAATACTGCCTATAACAATGAGAATTAATGTTATTGTCACTACATTTAACCCTATACGTAAGTTTGATGATTTTATTTTTGTATTATAAACAACATTTGATTTTAATAATATTCCAATAACGAACAATGGTAATATATAATCAGAAATTTTATTTATTATTTTTATCATTTTTACTGATAATACTTTTGGATGCCAAAATGGTTTTCCACAAAATTCATCTTCGCAACCTTTTATTGGATCTGGATTTAAATTTGTAAATTCATTTATTTGTTCTATTTTTCTCGATATTGTATCTGAACCTTTGTGCATATATATTCCAAAAAATACATACATGATTAAATAAAAATATATTATAAAGCACAAAAATGGATATAAATTATATGCAAATATCACTCTAAACAACCATATTAAAAATCTCATTAAACCTGATATAAACCCACCACTTTGTATTGTATTCATAGCAGAAGATCCTAATTTGTTTCCAATATTTTTCGCACTTTCACCTAACCTCGATAATCTAGATTTCTTTTCCTCACCGTCTTCTTCTTGATTTTCTTCTTGATTTTCTTGATTTTCTTCTTGATTTTCTTCTTGATTTTCTGTAAGTTCTGCTGATGCTGCTTCATTTTCTGCATTTTCGGATTCATTTAATAAATCTTCTTCATCTACTTCATAATTATCATAATCATCATCAGCTGTAGTAAAAGGATCATCATAATCATCATCCTCTGTAGCAAAAGGATCATAGTTATCAGTCATTTATATATATATATTATAAATTAATATATATATTTACGTATTTATCTTAACCATGATTCAGGTATCGATTTCGATATAATTCCTATTGCAAATAATAAAAATATTAATTGACGCCAATCTTTACCTTCTGCATAACCATTTAATATATGTGTTAATTTTTTCCTATTAAAATACAATACAAAAAATAAAAAATACCATTTAATATTTGCAATTTGTTTTGTTGAAAAAAATCTTATTATATATTCCAATATGGATGGAAATGAATAGGGTATTTTTCCAAAAAATCCAAATGGTGGTGGCATTTCAAACTTTGCATCACGACGAGAAAAAATAGTATCTACTGAAAATATAGGAAACATCAAAAATTCAAAAAAGAAATTGAATATTTTTTGTACCGTTTGTTGCATTTCACTTTGACTACTATAATTCGATTGTGCATTCAAAAACTCTTCATTAAAATTTTTTAATGGAACATAATTACCATCTTTATCTTGGAAACACCATATATAAAACAAATTATATGTGATAAAAACAATAATAAATAAATAAACTAAATTATAATATTCACTTATTACTAATCTTTTATCTTTTTCCGTTATTGGTTCTGATGCAATTGTTATGGCATCGCAAAAAATTGATATTGTTTTCTTTTGGATATAATCTATTCCTGCTATTAATACATAAAAGCATTTTGGAATATATCTGATATATTTAAATATTTTTGTTATTTCAAATGGAGTAGCTCTTTCTAATTCACTTTCATTTACTTCTATTGTTCTCATCATCGTTATTTTTTCTATTTCATCATCATTATTATATTCACAAGAATTTTCCTCACATAATTGTTCATTTGCTTGTTGTATTACTTCGCCATTGTCAATTATATTATTATTTTCAACATCATATGTATATTCTTGAATTGTTTCAATTGTTATTTTTGTATCTGCGATATCTATCACTTTCCATTTTTTTTTTTTATCTACTTTTAATTTTACTATATCACCTTTGAATAATTTTAAATCTCCTTTTGAACAACTTTTACTTCCATCTGGATGTTTTATATCATTGTATTTTTCGGGTTCTTTAAATTCGGATACATTACCATCTTCATCTCTTGTTATAAATCCTAATCGTTCTAGTTCATCTAAAAATTCATCTTCGCAAAAATCTTTTTTAAATTCAAAATTTGATAACTTATTAAGGCTATTTGATATGTCTTGTCCAGTATCAAGTAGTTCTCCAGCTTCACTAGTTAATCCATTTTCACTTGAAACAACCGAATTTCTTGTTATAGAAGAATTAGACATCATTACAAGTAGATTACTCATATTTCCTTCTGGTACAGATACAATTGATGATTCGCCGGATCTTTCTAATTTTGTACTTGTATAAATATAAGCTGTACCGGTTTTTAACTGACTTGGATAACTTATATCTTTATTTTGTATTATATGAGTTTCATTTTGATCTTTTATTTTATAAATATTGACTTTATTATCACTTATTATTATTCTTAATTTTATATTTGCATTGTTCTCCAATTCAACATCATTTTCAGACGTTAATTTTTCAATAGATCCATCTTTTACATAAAAGAAATCAATATATGTTTTTCCATTATTTTTTATTATTTTTGAAAATATACCAATACTTTGTTGCAAATTTTCACTATTAAATACACCATTCGTATCTTTTATAATACATAATAATTGATTTTCATGAATATCATTTGCTTGCACTGAATTGATTTTTATTGTATATGAAATTGCAATATTACTTTTCAAATATATTTCTCCTATTTTATTATGTGGCACCAATAATGGTGTTGATTTCGTAAATACTTCCACATTATTTTCCATCCCTTCTTTTGTTTCAAAACTTTCATAAATGTTCTCCAATAGTGGTAATTTTGTTAAAGTTTTTTTTTGATTTATTTTTTTTTGATTTATTTTTTTCAATTTATTTTCCAATATCAACACATCATTGTTAGTAATATTACTTTTAAAATTTTCTTTTTTATTTATTGATTTTAATGTTTCGTTCCATTTAGTATCCATCATATATTAAGATACTAAAATATTATCGAGCATATAATAAACCGCAATTTCCACCAACAAAAGTTAATACATTATATCTTTCTTCAAACAATGTTAAATTATAATTATATTCAAATAATCTCCAATTTTGCTTTGTTACACCAATTGGTTCTCCAGTTTCGTCACAAATTACATTATAATTATTACTTAAATCGAATTGTGGTACATATGTTGATACTTCTAGTTCAATTGAATTAAATTTACTCATATTTATTGCTCCAGACGGTTGATATTCAAACGGACTGGTATTCAAACAAAAATTATAACAATATAACCCTTCTTTTGCTGCACCCCTTGTTCTGGTATATTTTTCAACATAATCAAATACTCCTCGTGTTAATGTATTTTCTCTATATTCTCCATTTAATAATATTCCCATTGTTTCTAATATGTGTTTTTGATTTTCAACATTAAATACACCACTCACAAAAAAACCTGTATTTCTTGAATTTGGATTAATTCCTGGACCATATGGAACATCTAATGTGGTTGGTACATTTTGATCACTTGGTATATTGTTCTGTGCGGGCTCTATGTCTTTAGGTGGATTTAAATATGGCCAATTTGTATAATTACTCCATTCATTTCTTAAATTTACATCATTTCTTTGTAAATAAAACATCCAACTTGATACCATACCATTTGATGATAATAATTTTAACCTTTTTGAACCGGTAACATTTTCAAAATTGTACCTAAATACATCTTTTATTAAATATACTTGTTCGGTTGATGCAAATACTTGCTTTTCCGCTTTAGATAAAAAACAATAATTTGCAATTAAATGCACATCTGCGTTCCAAATTGATATTTTATTTTCATAATATGGTTCATCCAAAAACATAGATGGTGGATTTTGCAAAAATCGATACATTTGTAATTCATCTCTATTAAAATCCGGTTGTATATATGGATAATTATTTGTACTATCAAATACATCACGTATTTGAAATAATTCTTGAATTGATCTTAATGTAACTGTTATTTCTAGTTCTGTATATTGTAAACTCACTAGTGGAAATGCACATCTACTATCCATTGTAAACCAAGTATTAATAGGTATATATAAATCTCTACCTCTTATTGAAGGCTCGGCACCTTTTGGGTCCATTTGATAAAATGCAGACGGATAAGAGTTCGCCCTTCCAAATGCTCCTGCTGGATTTGAAAACTCTTCTATATTTCCGGTCATTTCATTAAACAAATTTTTCTTTTCAGATGTAAAATCACGATCTACCATTGCCGAAATATAATCTCCTGTATATCTTTGCAATGTTGCGTTTCCTGCGGTTATCAATACTTCTTTAACCATATTTGCACCAAGGTTTTTAATCCATTTAAAGTCATATGGTGCCCAAGCATTTCCATTAAATTGGTTTGGATGATATATGGGGCTCCAAATATTTGGTAATGCCACAACCAAATATGTATCCATCAATAAATCTGCATATTTTTTTACTTTAAATTTGAATGTCGATTCTTCTGTTAATCGTAAATCACGATTTCCTTCATAATCCAATCTGAACTTTTGCATACCAAAATTTGTATATTTTGAATATTTTACTTTGAAAAATGTTTTAGTTGGACTTCCTGTTAAAATTACGTTATTATTACCTTCAGATATTATATTTAATAATCCGCCAGCCATTATAATATATTATATTATAATAATTTATATTACTTTATATTATAATGAGTATTATTAAGAAATTTCTAATTATTTTAATTTTTATTATTGCCTTTATTATTTTATATAGACTTTATCATCAACGTATGCAATTAAAAAAATCATTAATCGAAGGTTTAGAAGGCGTATCTCCTGAACAAAATACTGAATTTAAATCTGTGGAACAAACCACTTTTCCAAGTATTGGTAGTTATAACCCGAATATACAAGATTTAGAATTAAAACAATATGTTATTAAAGGTTCATGTAATACTGCTCGTACCGGTAAATATGTTAATTTAGATATGGTTCAAAATGTTATTATTAGTGGTTGTAGATTTTTAGATTTTGAAGTATTTTCATTAAGAGAAGATAAAAATGAAAGTACACCTGTTATTGGGTTCTCTTCTGATGATTTCAATGGAGATATTGAATCTAAAAATACAATTCCTTTAGGAGAGGTTCTCAATCGAGTTAATAATTTTGCTTTTCAAGCTCCTACACCTAATGTAAATGATCCTATGTTTATTCATATTCGAATTAAAACATCTCAACAAAAAGATAATAATGGTAATGAAATTGGTATTGATAATTCTATTTATGAAAAGGTTAAAAAAATCATTGATACAAATTTAAGTGTTAACCGATACAGCGGTAAAGTAAATGGGAAAACAAAAATCTCAAATATTATGGGAAAATATGTTGTTATTATTGACAAAGGATTAATTGACACTAAAAATCCCGAGATTTTGAAAAATATGAATACATATAATTTACAAAGCAATTCACAAACATTACGTTCATATAGAAATTCTATTATTTTAAAAGAAAAATATATATCTCCATCAGTAAAAGATGATAATATTAATACAGATGTTTCTATGTATAAAATGGTTCTCCCTAATCCCGGTGCAAACTTTTATGGATTTATGGAGAACCCAAATATTCATAATTTAATTAAAAATTATGGTATTCAAATTGTATGTTGTAACTTTTATGTTCAAGATGGAAATATGGACATGTATGAAAGATTTTTTGGTAATTTTAAAAGTGCAATTGTACCTTTAGCGCAATCATTATATTATATTAATAAAGAAATTAATAATCAAGATATTTAATATATTGTATTAATATATACAATATATGAAAAATAAATTTAATACTGAATTATGCTCTAATAGTATGACATTTCAAGATTGTGAATTAGCTATTTTACGTCATGCAGTAGACGAATCTGAAAAACAAAATTCATCCAAAATCGCTCAAGATGAAAACATTTCAAAAATGATTACTATTCTTGAGAACTTTTTAAAAAAAAAGAAATGTATTTGTTATGGTGGAACCGCTATTAATAATATTTTACCAAAATACGCTCAATTTTATGACCGAGATATTGAAATTCCTGACTATGATTTTTATTCAAAAAATGCTATGGCTGATGCCAAAGAATTAGCTGATCTTTATTTTAAAGAAGGATTTCAAGAGGTTGAGGCAAAAGCAGGTGTTCATTTTGGTACTTATAAAGTATTTGTTAATTTCATTGCTATTGCTGATATTACTTATTTACATCCTACTTTATTCGATGCAATTGAAAGAGAAGCAAAAACTGTTTCTGGTATTAAATATTCTCCTCCTAATTTGTTACGTTTAAATATGTTTCTTGAGTTATCTCGTCCTGCTGGAGATACCTCTCGATGGGAAAAAGTTCTCAAAAGATTAACTCTTTTAAATAAACATTATCCTTTAAAAGTACATGATTGTAAAACGGTTGACTTTCAACGTAATATGGATAATTTTAAAGATAAATCCGAAGAAATATATATTACTTTAAGAAATGCATTTTCTGATCAGGATGCTATTTTTCTAGGTGGCTATGCCGTTAGACTTTTTTCAAAATATGTTAAAAATAACAGTTCTATTATTAAAAAACTACCAGATTTTGATGTTATTAGTGAAGACCCTGAAAATTTAGCTATCATTGTTTTAGAACAATTAAAAGAAATTGGTATTAATGCTGAAGCTGTGGAACATGAAGAAATTGGAGAACTTGTACCTAAACATATTGAAATACGTGTTAAAAATGAAACATTGGCTATGATTTATTATCCGATTGCTTGTCATAGTTACAATTCTATTAATTTAAGTGGTACTAGTATAAAAGTTGCTACTATTGATACCATGTTAAGTTTTTATCTAGCTTTCTATTATTCTGATCTACCATATCAACCTAAGAAACGCTTATTGTGCATGTCAAAATACTTATTTGACGTTGAAAATAAAAACAAATTGGAACAAAAAGGTTTGTTAAAACGTTTCAGTATTAATTGCAAAGGTCTTCAACCTACACTAGAAAGTATTCGTTCTCAAAAAGTTAAGAAATTTGCTGAACTCAAACATAAAAGAAATTCTAAAGAATACGACTTGTGGTTCTTAAAATATGGATACAATGATGGAAAACCTATACATAACAAAAAACATTCAACTAGAAAATCTAAAAAAAATGACACAAAAAAAATCAGAAAATCTAAATCTAAATCTGTATTCAAAAACTTGGCGAGTTTCTTTAAATAACTGCATTAATTAATATTTTATAATAATAATTAATTTTTATTAGGATAGTACATAATCTCCTTTTTTGGCGTAAAAAACCTTTGTTAAAAAACAAAGAAATTTTACTTGGCGTTTTGTCGGAGATTAAATAAAAGTATTTTGAAAAAAATGAAATTGGACATTTTAAAATGTCCAAAACTCAAATCTGAAGAAATAAATCTCAAAAATTTACCCCTTTTTTCACTTCTTAGCATAATGCTTTAAATCCTAAATTTATTATTTTTGTGGGACTGCATGGTTTTTTTGAGAAAATGTGGGTGGTGATTTTGGAACTTTTTTTGTTAGTCTCCATGGCTAATTTAAAAAGTTCCAAAAAGTTCCATAAAAATATAATTCTAATTTACTTAGCATAACTCATTTATATTGATTTTCTGAAAAAAAAACTTTGTTAGCATCGATGAAAATGGCTAATTATGGCTAACAAAAAGTTCCAAAATATTTTTAGAGCATTCATAGTAATAAAACCTGAATAAAAATACTAGGAAAACACAAAAATATATAAAATGTATTTAATGAATAAGTTTATTAGTGGAACTTTTTTTGTTAGTCTATATTAATTAAAAATGACTAATGAAAAAGTTCCAAAAAGTTCCATTAATTTCTTTTGTAAAATTTGTAACTATAACACGTTTAGAGAAAGCCAATATAATAGACATATTTCAACCGATAAACATAAACGGCTAACAGTGACTAACAAAAAAGTTCCAAAAAGTTCCATGAAATATATTTGTGAATGCGGTAAAGAATATGTTCATGCATCTTCATTATCTAAACATAAAAGAAATTGTAGTAAAAATGATGAATATTTTGAGGAGGAAGAAGAAGAAGTACCAATAATGAAAAATTCAAATGAAACAATGATGAAGATTTTCACAAAAGTATTGGAAGATAATAAAGAATTAAAAAATATGATGTTGGAACAAAATGATAAAATGATAGAAGTGGTGGAAAAGACAAAACCGTCTATGACAACAAATAACAATATTATTAATAATAACCAGAAACTTAGTATTAACATGTTTTTAAATAATCAGTGTGCGGGAGCACTAAATTTCACTGATTTTATAGACAGAATAGAGGTATCTCAAGATGATTTGGAGAACAATGCAAATATGGGATTTATAGACGGAATAACCAAGATTTTTATGGATAATTTAAAACAATTGAGTGTATATGAACGTCCAATACATTGCACAGATTCAAAACGCGAGATAATGTATATAAAAGACGAAAATACATGGCAAAAAGAAGATGATGACAATAAATTGGTAAATGCAATACAAGAAGTATCAAGAAAAAGCGTTACTGCATTGAAAAGTTGGAAAGAAAGTAATCCAGAATATGAAGACGCAGACTCAGATTTTTCAAATAAATGTTTAGTTATTCAACAACAATCAATTGCAGGAGAGAACCGTAATCACTATTATCCAAAAGTAATAAAAAATGTTGCGCGAGAAACCACATTATATAAAGATATAATACAATTAAATGATACTTAAATAATTGATTGTCTTGTTTAGACTATAAAATATACTACAAAATAACAATGTTTTTACTAATATTCCAAAAAAATTCAAATGTCCATCACTATGGTGAATAGATAAAAAATAAAAGTATTTCGAAAAAAAGGAATTCATTAATGGCATATGAAAAATAAAAAACAAAGTACCAATAAAAATGGGCATTTGTATTTCAGAAAAGATAATATCCATGGTCGATTCTATATGTTTTTCTTTTGCTTGATTAGCAAAATGTTCTCGAGATGCTCTTTCATATTCAGAAATATAATCTTCTTTATATTTTGGTTGAGGAATATAATTAGGTGTTGTTGAAATATCTTGATAAATAGTTTCATCCATAGGAATATCGCGAGATGGAAACCTCTGTTCAGTTGAATTAATCATTTGCATTTGTTCTTCTGTTAAATATGGAACATTTGTATTTTTTTGTGTTTGTGAATCTTGAGGTAAAGGAATGTTATTTGGTTGTAAATCATTACCATATGGATTTGGGTGAACATTCATTAATGAATAAGATGTATTATTATCTTGATCATTTAATTGCATTTTAACGTTTTCCGGTAAATCACTAATTCGTGTTGTATTTGACATATACATTACGAATTTAAATAAAAGTATTTTTATTAACGAATTCTTCACTAGGAGATGAAATATCGACAATATTCTTATTTGTATTGCATTTCTCCATTTTTAATGAATATTTATAACATTTTTCATCATATTTAAAGGTTTTATCTTCAAATTCACTGATAATAGGTCCGTTAAAAACAATACAATTTTTATCATTACAAACTTTTCTAAATAAAGCTGCTAATCCTAAACCTAAAATTATTGATATACAAATTCTTCCTGTTTCTGTATTTAATAGTCTTTTAAAGTTCATTATAATATAGTATTAGAATTTAGTTTTATAAGAATTTATGATTGTGCTGGAATTTTCGCTATATCTTTTGCATTTCCTGGACAAATCACTGGCTCTTCGTGAATTGAAAAACACGCGCCTGTTTTATCTCGATATTGCAGTAAATGAGCATTTTCATGATTGGGATATACTAATATTGTTTTATTGTCTGGATTTAACATATACACTGCAAATAATCCAAACGCTAAACTAATAATAAAAGCAGGAATATTTATAAATTTCTTAAATTTCATTATATATTAATGTAATATATTATTGTTTTCTAGATTTTCTATTTTTTCTGGATTTTTTAGTTTTTCTGGTTTTTTTAGTTTTTCTACGTTTTTTTCCACCTAGATATACACTATTTAATTGATCAATAATAGTTAATAAAATTGCATCAGAAAAAAAAAATTTTTGTTTTTCATCATCTAGTTTTCCAATGTCTGGATGATATAAATATAAACCATTATTATATTTTTCATCATTAAAATAATTTTGTGATTTCAATTTAGATAAAGAAGGATGTAAATTAGATGGATCAATATTTTTAAAAATTTCATGAAGTGCTTCACGTGTTCTTTTCATTAATTCTGTTTCAGGTTGTTGTGCTTCATCTAGTCTTATGTCTACTTGCCGTAGATCTATTCCTTCAAATATTCCAGAACTTTCGCGTGCTTGATGCGTGTCTTTATATTTTTTAATAACAGTATCATTTTTAATAACAGTATCATTTTTATCTGAATTTTTTTCATAATAATTTATCAAACTTTCCACAATCTTGTCTAAAAAATCTCCATATTTATTATTAGGTGAAAGTTGTAAAGCTTCCTCAAACCGTTCTACAATTTTGTGTTTGGACCGACATTCATATAAATATTTTCCATTTTTTTCAGTGATATCTTTAACTTCCAACGTTCTTTCATTATTATATGACTTTATATAATCATAAGATACCATATACCCACTTGATCTCTCTCTCTTCCAGTCATCAAATATTTTTTTTAAAACTTCTTCAGTGAATATAACTAATTCTCCTATTTCAAACTTTGGTGGTTGTGTGATAGTATTTAACTCTTCTGGTATTTTGGGATTTTGCAATTTTTCAATTTGTTCTTGAAGGCCGTCAATTCGCTTTGATAATTCTGTTGTGGTTTCACTCACGTTCGCTCTCTCTGTAAAAATAGCACTCTGGATTTGATGTTGAATAAATAATTTCTCTTTTTCATTCATTTTTATATAATATTAAAATATATTACACCGACCGAAAAGAAAAATGAGACAAAGACATATTAAAAAAATAAATCTGAAATATTATTCTTTTCTTTCGGTATTTATAACTTTGAGTCTATCACTCGTCTTGTGATATGATTAATGGTTTCCTACAAAATATAGTAGGTCTTTTTCTATGTTGTATCCATTCTTTCATAAGATACAAGATATTTCTACTGCCATTTAAATCTCGGTTCATTAAATGGGAATGCGACGACTTACTACACTTCGCGCAAGTTAGTAATCCGTGTATATTCACCATACCTTCTCTAAATGGTCTTGGGTTTTCTCGTTGTTTGTAATAACATGTTTCTCCTTTTAAACAAAAACTACACATTTTAGAAGTTTTAAACTCATCTACAATACATAATTGAAAATGTTTTGCCAATAAGTCCTTTAATGATTTATTTGGTGTAGGCATACAATTTTTCATTTGTTGTGTTTGTTGAAATGAACCAAATCCTATAACTATTTTTTTACCAAATGTTCGTTTTATTTTATTGATTAAAAGACTTTCGCTTTTCTGTGTATATGTATGACTTCTCCATCTTAATTTTCTAAATAATTCTTGATCGTAATATTGCTGTAACTTCTGATTGATTCTATTTCTAACATTCAAATATTCTATAAACTTATCATAAGAACAACTCATAGAACATGTTTTATTTAAGGGTTCTTCAATTTCCTTAATGTTATTTTCTTGAAAAGATTTCATTATTATTTGTCTTTTCTTTTTTGCATATGTATCTATTCTTCGTTGCATTTTTGTATATTTTAATGTATTCCCTTTTTCATCAGTCATAAACATAATTGTATTTTTACCCGGGTCTATTGCTACTTTGTTATAATCTTTCAAATGGTTTAACTCTTCGTTCGTTAATTCAGTTATGTAATCATATTCGTTACAAGTTGTCTTATTGTTTTGTGGAAAATTTTTATCTTTTGCATCTATTCTTACAAATACCAAGGAACAACCAACGCCATCGGAAGAAAACATATGATTAAAAATGTATTCATTTGGGTTCATTAGTTTCTTTATTTTTTTCATATCAAATAAAGAGTTCCATATGAGTTCTTTACTTTCATTTAATTTACTAAGCAGTTTCCCCTGTGTTGTTCTATTTTTCTTTGTATCAAATAGCATGGTAATTAACGTTTTTGTATCAATATTCATATATTTCGGAATGAGTGTTTTCCGTAAAGGACAAAATTGAAACAATTTCTTTTCTTGTTCTTCTAATATTAAACTCATAAAAATCATAGGATATAGATAATGTTGTGGGGAACATTCCAAATCATAATATACATTCTTTTTTATTTTTTCCGGTATAAGAAATGATTTGTTTTCGTCTTTCCAGACTTTATATTCGTTTGTTGAATTTTCTGTATTATTCATTAAGTCATTAAATACTAATTTTGTATTTTTATACATTTCTTTTCTCTCTTCTTTTGTCTGATGTTCCTTTTCAAATTGAATATTGATAAACCGTTTCAAATGTTTTGCAAAATGTGTCTTAATATTTGTTTCTAAACAAGTTAAGATAGAAGTTGCTGTATAACCTATTGTATTACCATACTTAGAATATGATAATTTTTCGCCTTGAGTCGTTTGTTTGTAATGATTCTCATAAAAAAAGGTAAGTTCATCATTATTCAATTTCTTTCCGCATTTATTACCAACCGCAATTGTTTTAATGATATGCTCTATAAATTTATCATCTATTTTTGGTAAAGACTCGTTAATATGATATTTATGTAAAATATATAATCTCAAAAACTGATACGTATGTATCACAATAAGATTAAGATTTTTACAGTAGTTATTGAGTGTAAGTATTGTTTCTGTATCCAAACATATACTTTTCAGCGATGTCTTAATCACTTTTAACGGACTATTTGATTTTTTCCGTTTTTTCATTTATATAATTACTTACTATTATTTCTTTAAGTAATTATACGCAAATATTCGTATTCCTAAATATTCTCAATTTCTTTGTATTTGAAAACAAAACCATTTGTTGATTTCCGTTTTCCTGATAGCACCGTACATATGTATATTCGCTTATCTATGTTATACTCCTTCTGTAAATATTCTTGTGCGTCTATTTGATAATTAAATGTTTTTATAAATGTTCCATCATTTGTAAATACATCAAATGGTTTATTTTTTCCTTTTATATCTAATAGTTTATATTTATGATCTGGGTTCGCCCAATTTTGTTTCGCACGTTCTTTTGCATATTCTCTTGCTTCTGGATGGTCAATATGATATTGAATTTGTGCTTGCCTACTTTTTTCTATTGCATCTGGATTTTCAAATCGTTTTTTTTGTGCTTCACTCATTTTTTCCTTTGCTTCTGGATTTTCTTTGAAGTATTTTTTTTTTATTTCACTCATTTTTTCTCTCTGTTCTGGGTTCGCCCAATTTTGTTTCGCACGTTCTTTTGCAGATTCTCTTGCTTCTGGATGGTCAATATGATATTGAATTTGTGCTTGCCTACTTTTTTCTCTTGCTTCTGAATTTTCTTCGTAATATGCTTTCATTTTATCTCCATGTATTCGTCCTGCTTCTGGATTTTCTTTGAACCTATTCATCATAAAGTCACTGTGTCTTTTTGCTATTTCTGGATTATTCATATGTTGTGTTTTCATCCTCATTACTAAATTATTCAATGCCTCTGGATTATTTTTAAAATAAGTTAGTTTTCTTTGTCTATTTTTCTCTCTTTCCTCTGGATTTTCAAATCGTTTTTTTTGTGCTTCACTAATTTTTTTCTTAACATCTTCTGTATAAATATATCCATTTGTTCCTTCTCCTCCATAAGTCATATTATACCCATGCCCTTCTATATAGTACGAATTGTATTGTTTAATATATTCTTTTTCTTTTTCACATAACTCTTCTAATGTATCTGCGGTATCTATTTGTTCTAATTCAAATGTTTCTATCATATCATATTTTCGCAAAGCGTTATAGATTAAATATGTTGAGTTTCCTAAAGCACATTGTTTATGTTCTTTATGACGTTGTTCTATTGATGTAGTTGTTAATCCAATATAGATTTTGTTATTCGGAAATGATATTTTGTAAATGTATCCATAAGTCATTCTTTTATCGTATATTATTGTTACTTTATTTTTAAATCAATTTTATATTTATTTTTTAAATATTTGCCTCTTGTTGTTTTAATCTTTCCTTTCTCTTTAAGTAATAAGTACGTCTGTATTCTTTAAGTTTATCGGGATTTTCCTCTTTCAATTTCTTTAAATAAGTTGTTCCTTGTTCTTTAATTTTGTCTTTGTTTTTTTCATAATATCGCTTATGATTGTTGCCGTTTGTATATTTTTTTAATTTTTCTTCTAATTCTATTATTGTATGCTTTAATTCTTCGTTTTCTTTTATGAGTTCATCCATTTTACTATTATAAATAATTATATTTTTAAATATTTATATACATATTATAATGAAGCAGCATACAGAAGATTATAAGTTGTGCAAACAAAGTTGTTGGTTGGAAATTATTTCCGGAAAGAAAAGGGGGGAGTTAAAACAACTGATATTTTAGAGTTTTATGATGAGTTCATTAAAGATAAATACAAAAATCATTTAGTTATTATGGATAATGCGGTTATTCATAAATCCAAAATAATAAGAGAAACAATAGAAAATAGCAAAAACGAATTATTATATTCAGTTCCTTATCATCCAGAAACAAATAGCATTGAAGAGTTTTTCAGTCAGTTAAAACATTATATAAAAAAGGAAAGTCCAAATACATATGATGATATTCATAATACAATAAATGAAATATTAGAAACTAAAATAACAAAAGAACATTTAACAAACTACTTGAAACATAGTTATAAGATATATAAATTATAAATACGTTTTTGTCTCATTTTTCTTTTCGGTCGGTGTAATAGCTAAATATTATTTTTTAGTTTTCTTTTTTTTCTTTCTTGTGGTTTTAGGTTCTTCAATGACATTTTCTTGAAATGCTGCTATTAACTCATCATCATTTTGAGGCTTTGGTGGAACAATACTTGATCGTTCTTGCTTTTCTTCATTATCAATAGAAAAAGTAATATTTCCGTCTTCATCTTGAACTTTCAAATTTTTGTTTTTCTCCATTTTTCTCAATAACCGGTCACGCGTACTTTCCATTTTAGACATGCGATTAAGTGCACTTGTATCCATACGCATATTTTTCCCCATACCACCTGCCATTTTTTTTAATATATTATTAAACTCTTTACCACCTCCCATTTCTTTCATTTTGGATAACAATTCAGATGCTTCTCCCATCAATTCATCTTTTGAAATATCACCGCTATCCATTTTTGTCTTAATTTTCTCACCAATTGTCTTTATCAATCCCATCATTTTTTTAGGGTTTTTCATCATATTTTTTAATACGTCTTCTGTTGTTTTAGATCCATCGTCTTCGCCTAATAATCCAGGAATATCACCTGATATTTCTTCAGCAAGTTCTTTTGCAAGTTGACCAATTTTACCATCAAACAGTCCTTTTAAATGTTCATGTAATCCAGCCATATCAGGCATACCTTCCATTGGATTAAAATTAAACTTTTGTTTTTCACCAGATGCATCTTCATCGCCGGAACTATCTTCATTACATTGATTATTGTCTTCATTTTCTGTCATATTGTCCATATCAACTCCTAAATTATTAAAAAGTCCATTAATATCATTCATTGTGTCCTTTAATTTTTGTTCTAAATCACTTTCATCAATACCTTCAAATAGATTAGCAGTATCACCAAAACTATTTTTGTCTTTTACTGAACTTACAGTAATAAATAAAATTACTTGTATATATTTCCAAATCGTTTTTTTTGTATTATCGCTTACGCCTTCACAATTGAAAAGCAATTTAAAGTCTACATCTGGTAAAAAATAAGTGTTTGTTTTACTATCTTCTAGAAATATATCAACATTTTGATATAGAACATCGAAAAATCTTTCTGGATATACCGTTTTACAATATTCAAACAGTTGTTGAAATTCTTCATCGTTCGCGTTTGACCATTTTTCCCATAGATTTGTATATTCAGGAAAAGTTTTACTTAAGTCATTGATAAAATCAATAATCGTTGGTTTAAAATTTTCTGGTATAGACATAATATATTTTGTATTGACTTTTTTATATATTGTTTTTTACGGAATAATTAATATAAATAAAATAAGTGAACATAACCAGTAAAAACAAACATTTGCAACATACATATGATTTTTTATTTTAATGGATTTAAATATAGCTTTAATTATATAAAAAAATATAAATGCAAATAATACTAAACCTACTATTAAAAATAATTTATACGTTAGTCTCATATATATTTTATTAAAATATTTTTTTAATAGATATAAAGACTTATTATTATTTATAGATATACAGAAATAAGCGAGAGTATATTTAATTATGAGCAATTATGAAGTGGATAAATTTATGGACACACACAGTCTTGTATCATTGAGTGATAATGATGAAGATTCGGTAATAAATACAATAGAAAGTGTAAATGGTAATTTAAATAAAAAAGGTACGAATAAAGATACTATTAAAAAACTTGACGCTGGTTATAATGTATATTATATAATAAAAAATAAAATCAAAATCCGGATTGAGATGTATTCAACTAGTGCAAATGTAGGCACATTAATAAGATGTCCTTTTACGGGAATACGTAGTAATGATAAAGTTGGATCCGCGAATGAAAATTATTATTTTAAAGCACGTATGCCATCAAAGGGAAAGGGTGATGTACCAATAACATTGTATTATACAACACCCGATTCATTTGAAAGACATCATTTTATTAATATTCCTCAACAAGTAAAGAATGAATGGTATGAGAAAAACAATATCATGGTTCCACAACAAAAATATCAAGAAACTATTGAAACGTATTAAATAAAATATATATTTATATTATAATGTTTAAATTGAGAATTATAAACAATGGAATTTTAGATAGTTTGAATGCGATGCCTATAAAGGATAAAACCTCAGATAATGAAAATAATTTCGCATTAAATAGGGTACAACATGTTAGAACTATATCATCAGTACCGGTATTACCAGAGAAAAGGTGGTATACAAATACGAACCGTGACTCTTCAAGTGTGATAAATTCAAAAAAAGCTCATGCTATTGGTGCAACGTCAATGAACCCAAATAGCAAACCAATGTCATTTACAAATAACACAACTGACATTATAACCAATCAAGCATTAAATCGTGTTAGAAATAAAGGATATACAGTTCCTTTAAAAAAAACACAACAATATTTACACCCTTGAAGATTTAAAACCGCACCCTAATCATTTTTTTTATATTTTTCTCAAAATAATATAGATGACTAAACATAAGACAGAAGATTATAAAGTTTCAGCAGTTAAATATTACTTAAATAATGATAGAGGAGATGGATATAAGAAAACCTGTAAAATCTTTGATTGTAAGAAATCCACTTTACGAGATTGGATTAAAAGATACAATACTTCTAAAAATCTAACAAGAAGAAACAGAAAACCAATATCATATAAGATTACTAAACCACAAGTGAAAACTGCGTTAGAATTATTGAAACAAAACGAGCAATTGACTATGAACGAATTAGCATTTGATATGAAACAAAAATGTCCAACTTTTGATATTACGCCTCAACATTTAGGACAAGTAATAAGAGACAATAATAAAACAAGAAAAAGAACAAGACACGAACATTTCCCAAAAGAAAGATACAAAAAACCAATTGATAAACAAACTGAAATGAATTCCTTTTACCAAAAAATAAAACATTATCCATTAAATAAAATAATTTGTTTAGATGAAACAAGTGTAGGTTCTGCGTTATATCCCACATATAGTCGTTGCTATTTGGGAAGACGATGTAGAATAAAAACATCAAACCAATTTGTTTTTCGTAAATTTACTTTATTAGTAGCAGTAAGTAATTCAAAAATAGTAGGGAAGGAAATGTATGAAAAGGGAGGTATGACAGCAGAACGATTTTTGGAATTTTTACAAAAACACATTTTTCCAAATTATAAAGGATATTTGATTGTATTAGATAATGCAAAAAGTCATAATAATGAATTGATAAAACATGCGATTACAAAAAGTGGTAATGAATATTTATTTGCGATACCTTATACACCCAAAACCAACAATCCAATAGAGGCATACTTTAACCAAATAAAAATATACATGAAAAAGAATAGAAATGTAGAAAACTACGAACAATTAGAAAAGAATGTGGAATATGCTATTGATAAAGTAAAACCTGAAAATTATAAAAATTATTTTCAACATGCTTACGGAATGAATGAAAAAACAGAATTTATAAGGAAACAATCAACAAGAAAAAGAAAATTAAAAAATTATAAATAATATACTTAAAATTTATTTGTTATTTTAAGTATATTAACGAATGCGTCTTAAAAGTGAATTATACAAAAAAGAACAAGACGAAATAATAGAAAAAATTATATCCATATTAGATTTGAAAAACAAGAATACATATACACTTTATGAATTAGATAATAATGAAGAAATACAAAATAAAATCATGGAATTAATACCTGAAATAAGAAAATGGTTTTCGTTTAATGGATTAAAAGCAGTTGGAGAACCAAGTAAAATTAAAAGACCCTGGTTAAGTATTATAAAACAATTAACCAAGACAAAATATAATATTGAAAGCAAAGATTTTCAATTTACCGAAAAAGGACAATATATTAGAACGCATATTTATACATTTAATAATCTATAAGTTCATCTTCATTCATTTCTAAAAATATATCAATATTCTTTTCAAGGTATATATTCAAATTATTAATAAATAATTCCTTATCATTTACTTTAACCAATACGCTCTCTATTTTAATTTTATCATTTCCACATATTTCTAATTCTTTACTAATATCGTAAAAGTAATCTGATATATATTGAGGCAGTTTTTCATATTTATTTAATTCTTCCATAGTATAATTTATACTATTTTTATTTTTTGGTTTATTTTTATAACAATATTTATAAAATTTGTATATTAGTTCATGATGTTCGGTATATGTTGTTAGTAAATATTTTTGTATAGATTGTTTCATTAATATATCATTTTTATCTATATTTAATTCATAAAATATTGGTTCTACTGAATCTAATGTTAAAATGCAAGTAAATATTTTTTTATTATTATATCTTTTATAATTATTTTCATAATCAGTGGTGCAGTTTAATATCATAAAATTATTTAATATTGACTCACACATTATATTATTAAAATTTAATTCGTTAAATTGTGGTTTTATTATAAAATAAATTACATGATTGGTAGAATGTCCTATTATAGTATATTCATTCATAATTGTAAAATTTTTATTTTTCTTTCCAAAAGATATTTTATGAAATATATTATATTTCATATTTTCAATTTGTAATTTTTCAGTTATATATTTTTTATAATTATAGTATGTTGCGTTAATATGTTCTACATTACTATAATGATTTTTTATACTTTTTCTTATTTCATCATATGAATTATTATTAATATTACATTCATTAAAACAATTATGACAAATACATTTATTTTTTTCGGTGTGTTCTTTATCTATTTCATTAGAGCATGTATCATAACAATACATAATAGAATAAATATCCATTATTGATATATCAGAATACGACCCATTATCAATTAATCTAATCATGAATAATAATACAACACATTCCAAAGGACATAAAGGAGGTAATTTATTAATTTTAATATATTCTATTATTTTATTTTGAATATTCGTCATAATATCTTTAAGAATATTTGTATATTTATAATATTTTGTGTTCTCATTTGTATCAAACAACAACAAAGGTATTTCACTATTATTTAATCTTTTTTTATTATTATCATCTATTTCTCTTAATTTTTTATTATAATTCGTATATTTATAATATGAAATAGTTTTGTTAGATAAACTTTTCAAAATAGTAATAAACTGGTCTTTATATTCCTGACTTTCTATTACTTCATTTTCTATAATATTCAACATAAGATTATATATCAATACACAATAACGAAGTATATGATGTCCCCAATCTATTATAGATTTTTTATCTTCAATATTAGGCAATAACTTTTTATAATTATTTGGTTCTATAATAGTATCGTTTATTTCAGCAAATATGTCATCATTATTATTTACATAATTTTGAACTTTTGAGAATTTATTATGACACTTTATACATTCTAATCTTGGTTGTATTTCTTCGTCTTCTTCAATACCTAATTTTGTAAATCTATTACATATATCATCATTATTTTTTTCAATCCCAATATAAATTGATTTCTTTTGTCTTGTTATTGCTACATGTAATAAGGAGTCATAAACTAAATTGCATTTTTTTTTACTAAAAATTGTAAGGGTTTCTTCTGTAATCCCTAATACAAACACAACTTCACAACCATTACCTTTTGACGCATGTATAGACAATATTCTTGATGCATTTTCAGATTCTTTCAAATTTATTGATGTACCTGCATCTGATTTATGTAAATAAATATATTTATAAAATTTATTATCGTTAATTTTATCCTTCCAAAAATCATTTAATTTCAATACTTCTTGATAATTAATATCATTAAATTTATTTATCCAAAAATTTTGGATTCTTGTTTCCAACATCGTTGCGAATATATTTTTTGATAAAATTGGAAATATAATCATAAAATTATTTGGTAGATAATTATATTTATCTATCTCTTTATCCATAAAGAATATTATTTTTTCAACAACCCTATCTATTTTAGGATAATCAAATTCACTCGCATATATTTTAGGAACTTCAAAAATATTATAAGGAATAGTGTTATTTTCATGTTTATATTTACAATAACCATCACATATTTCAGTAATTGGCGGTAATCCGTATTTTTCAAAAGGGATAACATCATTTACAAAATTAATAAAATGTTTATTATGAAAACGCATAACTTTATTTATACCATTACTTCTTTCAATATGAGAATCTAAATTATTTACATCAATATATGTGTGAATATTATGTTCTCCCCATATACTTTGTAATTTATCTCCAATAACATAAACATCAATATTTGTATGCGTTATTATAGTATTAAATGCTTCAATATATTCTTCACCTAAATCTTGTGCTTCATCAATAACAATTAAACATTTTTTATTAAGAGATGGTCTTTTACCAGCATAATTTATTTTACTATCTTTTGTTGAAAGAAACCCATTTCTAATAGTTTTAACTATTCCCTTAAAATAATCATTATGTTTTATAATTTTATTTTTATCAACAACAGCATAATTAAATGAATCAATCGTCCCAATTATAATTACTATTTCCTTATTTGTTTCCTTATTAATATAAGATATTTTATATTGTTTTCCATTATTATTATCATTTTCTAATACTTCTAATATATTTAGTTGTCCTCGCATTTCTTGTTCTTTTAGTTCATTATAAATAACTTCTTTTGCTGAATGCATTTTTGTAAGATAAATATAAGTTTCTTTTTCAATAAATCTTTTATCAGTTTGTATAAGTTGTATGCTTTCATATGTTTTTCCACAACCTGCACCTCTTTGATTAAAATAGATTATCCCTTTTTCTAATTGTTTTTCAAGAGTAATTACTTGATTGATACAATCATCACACGTTTTATTACGAATACATTGTAATTGTATTTTTTGTAAATCATAATTATTAAATGATTCTATTATATTTTTAGCATCTAATTCAAACCATGGTTCAGGTCTATTTTCTGTTTGTGTTTTATGTGTATTATATATTTCAAATATACACAATATTTCATTATCTTCTATGTATGCTATATCTGCTATTTTTACACCATTATAATCAAATCTATATTCAACTATAATTGACGAAGTTTCTGAAATTTCTGGAATATCATATTCGTCTATCTTATTACATTTATTACATTTACTTTTAATTGTTAATTGTATTTTATTTTCAAGAATATGTTTTAATAATAGTTTTGCGTTTTTATGAATTTGTGATTCATTTGGACTACTATAAAAATTGCATTTTACATCTTCTTTACAATGTGCGAAATGATGAATCCTTATTTTTCCTTGACGAATAATAACATCGTTTCCACAATCAATACATATAAACTCATCCTGTTTATTTGCGTGTGATGGGTTTGTATATTGATTCGTTTTTTTATTAATTGCACCTAATCTTATGAGTTCGGACATCTTATATTTTATGTTAAATAGATTTTATATTATTTTGTTTCAATTTTTCTATTTATTCGTTAAAATACTTAAAATAAAATGTTTAGTAATAGTATGAGGATGGAAAAAAAACTAAATCCACCTGATAACTTTTTCAAAGGAATTAAACTTTCCTTGAAAAGTGTCTTGAAACATCCTGATATAAACACACCGAAAATTACAAATGCGGTTATTCTTTGTAATAAAATAGTAATTAAGGTTTTACTCTTTATGAAGTTATACTTATTGAATTACTATGAAACAAATAAATCTTTACCAGTTATAGATAAAGTATTTGTAAATTCATGTATGAAGATTATGTGTAATGAAAAACCACAAGGAAGACCGCCAAAAAAAGAAATAAAGGAACTCAAAGACAACTTGAGTGCATTTTACAAAACTGATTTTGAACCACTTATTCAAAAGGACACACTTGAATATACGCATATGAATACCATTTTGGATTATTTAACAATTGATATTCTAACCATGTATGAAAATAACATTAAAAATCATTTTGTGGAATATGTAGAACGATATGTAAATGTTGTTTGGAAAAAGAAGTTTATTGTAAGTAAAATAAGAAAACTGAATATTACCAAAAAAGAAAAAGACGCAAAAATAAACAAATTATGTAATCAGTTAAGAAAAATCAAAAATGATTTATTGAATATTGAAACAACACAATACAAATCTCATATTTCTTATCATACATGGATTAATCAACAAAAACAACACATTATACCAGTAAAAACATTCAAGAAAAATTTATATTATGATTTAATGTGTAGTCCTATGAATTATTTCCCTTGTATGATTAAAATGATGAAACAAGTAGAAAAAGAAGAACAAACGATTTGTAATGTATTTCCTATGCGTAATGAAATTATACCAAAACATATAAGATTAGATACAACTACATTAGTGCATCTTCTTATGACGAAAAAACAAGGAAACAAAAGTGATTATTTAACAGAAGGCAATTTGAAACGAAATGAAAATAAAATTTGGGAATTCTTTTTTAGAACTGAACGCAAATGTTTTCATAAAAAGCATTATAAATTTCACCATATGATAGAAACAGATGGAATTAGTTGTTCTTTGTTATTATTACGTAAAGATTTAATTGGAAAGAAATTACCCATGATGAAAAAAGGAATAAATAATGAAGAATATATTGATGAAGTAAAAGATTATTCACAACTACAAAATAAAAAGATTGTATCCATAGACCCTGGAAAATGTGATTTAATTTACTGCGTAGATGATGATAATAAAGAAGCAAATAAATTTAGATATTCACAAGACCAACGTAGAAAAGAAACCAAGAAAAAGAAGTATTCTAAAATCCAATTAGAATTAAAAAAGGAAAAAATACAAGGAAAAACAATAATAGAACGGGAAACTGAATTATCAAAATTAAATAGAAAAACACTTAACATAACAAAATTTAAGGAATATATACAAAAGAAGAGTGAAATAAATGGTATGTTATTCAAGTTTTATGAAAAATATATTTTCAGAAAACTACGATTACAGAGTTATAGAAATACCAAGAAAAGCGAACAAAAAATGTTAAATAATTTCAAACGAATTTTTGGTAATGAAAAAGAAGTTGTAGTTTGTTTTGGAGATTACGAACAGAAACAACAAATGAAATACAAGGAAGCAACCAAAGGAAAAGGAATGAGAACTTTATTTAGAAAAGCAGGTTTTCAAACTTATTTGGTTGATGAATTTAGAACCAGTTGTAGATGTTCCAAATGTGAAATAGGTATTTGTGAAAAGAATATGGTGATGGAAAACCCAAGACCATATAAAACAGGAAACATTCTCGTACATGGACTGATTTGTTGTAAGAACGGATGCGGTTATTGGAATAGAGATGTGAATGGTGCTACAAATATTTATAAAATTGCTTATAATGCGATAAATAATAAAGAAAGACCAAATTATTTATCAAGAAGCAATAACTCATCAGGGTTTTTAGAAGAATTCCCAAAATCAAAATTTACATGCCTTGAAATAGGCAAACCTTGAAGTTTCCTTTCATTTTATACAGAAAGGTGCGGTTTTAAATCTTCAAGGGTGTAAATTAAGAATGATATATATATATATAATATATATAATTCAGATGACTACTATTGCGTTTAATGCGGGTTGGAATTTATTAAGTTCGTTTGGATATACTAATACTGTAAATGATTTATTTGGAGATGATATAAATAAAATAAGTGAAATATTTACATATGATACAGTTAATAAAAAATATATATTAGTAAACAATTCAGATCCATTAGTACAAGGTTTAGGTTATTGGTATAGAATTACACAAAGTTTCTCAAAAATTATAGTTGGCGATTCATTTACATCTAACGTATCTATATCATTTTATCAAGGATGGAATTTAATTTCGGTACCATTTAATAATGAATTTATTAATTCGTTTTTTGGATCTCATATTAACAAAGTAGATGAAATTGTTAGTTATAGATCAAATACAAATTATTCTTATATTAATAAGAGTGAAATTATTGAGAAAAATTATGGTTATTGGATAAGAGTAACTAATCCTTTTAGTATATCAAAACAAGGAAATCAACTTTTACTTCCTGAACCTGAGCCAATGCCAGAACCAGAACCAATGCCAGAACCAGAACCAATGCCAGAACCAATGCCAGAACCAGAACCAGAACCAATGCCAGAACCAGAGCCAGAACCAGAACCAGAACCAATGCCAGAACCAGAACCAGAACCAATGCCAGAGCCGGAACCAATGCCAGAACCAATGCCAGAACCCGATGTATTTGGAGTACTTGTAGGTGAATCTGGAGCGAAATATAGTGTATGGAACCATCAAGAAAGTGGAAATACTTTTTTTAAGGAACTAACTGAATCCACATATAATTTATTTTTCGATAGTCGTTTACCGTTAATGCATGACACTCAATTTGATGGAATATCAATACATCAGGTTACTTTATTAATAGAAAATATGATTGGAAATAATATATTATACAGAGTATATTTTGTAACAGAAAATTATTATGCATTTGCACAAAAAAATGCACCAAATGAAATAGTTACAAAAATACAATATGATAGTAAAACAACTCCAAGTAATTTTGATAACCTAATAACAGAAAACGATCAAGTACATGAAGGTAGACAACTATTCTGGGTACTAGTATCAGAAACAGAGCCAGAACCAGAACCAATGCCAGAACCAGAACCAATGCCAGAACCAGAACCAGAACCTGAGCCAATTCCGGAGCCAGAGCCAGAACCAGAACCTGAGCCAATTCCGGAGCCAGAGCCGGTGTCAATGTCTGAAATGGATATATTTGGAGTACTTATGGGCGAAACTGGAGCGAAATATAGTGTATGGAACCATCAAGAAAGTGGAAATACTTTTATTCAAGAATTAAACGAATCTACATATAATTTATTTTTCGATAGTCGTTTACCGTTAATGCATGATACTCAATTTGATGGAATATCAATACATCAAGTTACTTTATTAATAGAAAACATTATTGGAAATAATATATTATACAGAATATATTTTGTAACAGAAAATTATTATGCATTTGCACAAAAAAATGCACCAAATGAAATAGTTACAAAAATACAATATGATAGTAAAACAACTCCAAGTAATTTTGATAAACTAATAACAGAAAACGATCAAGTACATGAAGGTAGACAACTATTCTGGATACTAGTATCAGAAGCGGAACCAGAACCAGAACCAGAACCAATGCCAGAACCAGAACCAATGCCAGAACCAGAACCAATACCAGAACCAGAACCAATGCCAGAACCAGAACCAATGCCAGAACCAGAACCAATGCCAGAACCGGAACCAATGCCAGAACCAGAACCTGAACCTGAACCAGCTGATATATCAACAATTGTGGGTAATGTTATTGATGGATATATAAAATATGCATATGGGCAAATAATAAATATTCCAAATGCAAACAAAATAATAGAAACATTTAGGTCAGATTATCAAGGTGACTGGTATATTACAACACCAGTCAATGAATTACCCCAATTATTCAATATAAATATATTACCAGGCGGAGTTGATATAGCAACAAATCGAACAGTTACCACAACATATTATAATGCAATTACAACACAATATTGTCTGGATAATATTGGAGAACATATAAACATTTCTCCATTAACAACATTAAAATCCAATATTGTATTGGATATGTTAACACCGTTATCAATATATAATGATGTTATTCATGAAGCAAAATTATTAGTTGGTACAGCATTGGAAGTGAATTACAATGATATTGACAATGATTTTATTTATAAAAAAAATGTAAATGTTACAAAAACAACAATAAAAATAACTACGATTATAGAAGCATTAAGAATTTTATTAGCAAATGAGATTACATTAAATAATGATAATATTTTATCAGCTATAGCAAGAACAATACAAAATAGAGGAAACTATAATATATTTGATTTAACAAATACAACAAATATTCAAACAATATTGACGAATATATCAGGAACAATAACCAATAATTTAAAAACAAATGCAAATACAATTGTTTCTTATATTTCTTTAACAATAGATAATACATCTAAGCCAACATTTGATGAGTTAATAACAGATCTTCTTCAATTTTCAATGTCAATAAGTGATTATTTGGAAACACAAGACTTAACAATAATAATCAACCAATCAACATTGAATACAGAGGTAACAACAAACAAACCAAATAATCCAATATATACAATTTATCAAATATTAACAGAACCAGAACCAGAACCAATGCCAGAACCAGAACCAATGCCAGAACCAGAACCAATGCCAGAACCAATGCCAGAACCAGAACCAATGCCAGAACCAGAACCAATGCCAGAACCAGAACCAGAACCAGAACCAATAATATAACTATAACTTTACTAATAGTTGAAAAATTGAGATGATTAAGAAGAGACGATGGTGAAAAATAACCGTAATTATATAATGAGGTTTAAATAATTTTACATATAAGGGCTTAATCACATTCAAATATTAAATAATATTTTTAAGTAAAATAATATTATTATATAGTATAATGACAAATATTGAAGATTCTTTAAAAGCTACTATTTCTTCTATGAATAATCAAATAAGTGATACAGCAAGAGAAACAAAATTAAATCTGTTTGGTACGGTAGATGGAACTCCTGTATTAACATATAGTTTAGTAGGTTTAACAATAATTGTAATTAGCGCTATGGTTTTTAGAAAAGGAGCTGAACCTCAAGAAGAAAGTAATACAATGGGATCATTTATGGGTTCACAGGAAGGTGAACAAGAAGAAAGTAATATAATGGGATCATTTATGGGTTCACAAGAAGGTGAAAAAGAAGAAAGTAATACAATGGGATCATTTATGGGTTCACAAGAAGGTGAAGAAGAAGAACCGCAACAATATGATATGGAACCACAACAAGATCAGGAAGAACCACAACAATATGATATGGAAACACAAGATGATGGTTCACCGCCACCACAAGATGAAGGTGAACTAAATAACCCTCCTCAGGGAGGTAAGAAAACAAAAAAACGTAGAAAAAGAAAGAAATCTAAAACAAAAAGAAGAAATTAATCATTCTTTTTATCAACTACATTATTTGAAATATCAACATAGTCTTCATTGACATTAGTTACATAATTATATTCAGTATAATATGTTTTAATATTTGTATATTCTTTAAAAGCCCATTTACAAAAAACAGTTACACATTCAATATTAAATATAAGGCAATTAATTAGCAAATTAGAACAACCTACTACTCCAGCTTTTGTATATTTTTCATTCTGATTTTCAATGTCAGTATCATTCATTACCTCTTGTATATTTCTATGTTTATATTCTAATAAACATGCAGATAAATTTTCAATAATCGGTTTAATATGCTCCATTATAAAATAATATAATATAAATTTTTTATATTATTTTAATTAAAGTTTTGATTTACATACATCAAAGAATTTATTTACTTCAATTTCATTTCCACCAATAACAACACCATCTGGTGCGAAATTCACATTTCCTTTAACCCAATATAATATTGCCGGAACTCCATTGACCATTTTTTTTGTTCTTAGATATCCATATAGTTCAATATGATCATCAATATCAATGTCATAATATTGTACATTTTCAGGGAATTCTTCAATTCTTTTACTGACAATCGGTTGTATTTTTTTACACGGTCCACACCAAGTAGCGCCGAATTTGATAATAACTAAACTTGTATTGTCACATAATTTTTTGAAAAAATCAGCGCTGTTGCTTATTTCACTAAATTTTTGGGGAGGCATTATATAATATAATATAGAATATTTAAGTCAATTTAACAAAATAAAAAAATAATAATATAATAAATGTCAACCTATAATTTAGATATTAATATGTATTCTTTTAAAGATATTTTAGAGTTATTTGATATCAAAGGTGATGTTGAAATAGAAGATTTAAAAAGAGCAAAAAAGAAAGTATTAATGTCACATCCAGATAAATCAAAATTATCTTCTGATTATTTTTTTTTTTATAAAAAGGCATATGAAATTATTTATTATTTTTTTGAAGATAAAGTGAAACAAAGTAAGTCAGTACCAAATGAAGAAGTAACATATTCAGCAATGAATGAATCAGAACAAATGAAAAGTCAAATGAATGAAGTAATGAAAAACATGAAAGCAACAGAATTTCATCAAAAATTTAACACCATGTTTGAGAAAAATATGGCGACGAAACCAGATGAAAGTAGAAATGAATGGTTTAGAAGTGAAGATCCACAATATGATTTATCTAGCTCAACTACCAAAGAAAATATGGCTTCGCGATTTGATCAAATAAAACAACAAAATAAAATAATAAAATATAATGGTGTAAAAACACTTAATCAAGGAGGCACAAATCTTTATGATGAAGAAACGGACGACTATATTAATTGTGATCCATTTAGCAAATTGAAATTTGACGATTTAAGAAAAGTACATAAAGATGAGACTGTAATGGCAGTCAGTGAGAATGATTTAAGTAGTGTAAAAATGTATAATTCAGTTGATCATTTACAAAGATCTCGAACGCAAGATAGTTTAAATCCAATGGAGAAAACACAAGCTGAAAAAATGATGGAAATGCGAAGAAAAGAAAAAGAGGAAATGATAAGACAGAAACAATACCAATCCACATTACACTCCATGGAAAACGAGAAAAAAAACAAAAGTATATTGGCTAGTTTTCTTAGACTGACAAATTAAATTCAACATTTTTTTTAATATTTTCAATTGTATTATTTACATTGCTATGTACTATCTCTTTTCTGAGTTCATTCAGTTCTTGTTGTATTGTCTCAATATTCGATTTTAAAGAAGTGACCTCTTCTTTTAAATCGTTTATTTGTTTTTGGTCTAATTCATTGTGTATTGGAGTATTTGTTAAATTTAAATCCAGTTGTCTCTGTTGTTGATGTTGTTTAATTAATTCATCTATATTTTCAATTGCAGTATCTTCGATATGTTCTTTGAAATTCGGCTCTGGAGGCGTTTCTTTCGCTTTCATATTATCATATTCTTTTTGTTTTTCTTCTAATGTATTTGGTTGAGGTGTATTATTTATTTGTTTTAATATATTAATCATATAAGCCATAGTATATTTATTGAGTTCATGTAATTCATAAGATGATAAATACCTATTTTCATTTTGCGCATGAATACTTCCAATAATATTTTTAAACCAAGTTGTTTTTTCTTCATTCGCAATTTTATTGAATAATTGTATATTTGTTATTGTATTCCATAAAAGTGTTTGGTTCTCATAAGTTATGAAATTTGACATATTAAATATTATATTTTATTTATAAATATGTTTTTATTAACATATTTATATTTATAGTTAAAATGGTGTTTTTTCAATTCCACTGAAAAATTTACCATCTTTCATATATATATTTTTTTTTTTATCTGGTAAACTAATTTCTTCTGGATTATTTCGTAATTTTTCATCTGTTAACATAAACAATCCTGTTTCTATTTCATTAATTATATTGGTTATTCTATTTTCGGTTGTTTCATATGTGTCGAAAAATAGACGATTGTTATCATTTGGTGCTTTATAAAAATTAAAAATTACTGAATAATCTCTTTCTACCCTAGGTTCCGTTTCATCTTCGTCATCTTCGTCATCTTCGTCATCTTCTTCTTCATCTTCTGCATTTTCTTCTTCATCTTCTTCGTCATCTTCTTCTTCTTCTTCATCTTCTTCATCTTCTTCTTCATCTTCTTCGTCATCTGCATTTTCTGCATTTTCTGCATTTTCTGCATTTTCTGCATTTTCTGCACTTTCTGCATTTTCTGCATTTTCTGCATTTTCTGCATTTTCTACATTTTCTGCATTTTCTACATTTTCTGATTCGCTTGTTTCATCTTGATTTTGCGAGTTTTTCCATCTTTTAGTACCGTTTTTATCTTGGTAAACAATATATGTGTTTCCATTTATACCTTTTCGTGTTTCGCCAACTTCAAATGTTTTTGCAGGTTCGATAGGAGCACTTCTTTTTGGGGGCATATATATATATACAAAACATTTAATTGAAATATACATTTCGCAATGCTTGTGCTTGATCGTCAGTTATTCTATGTTTTTTAAAAGCATTTATTATTGTACCTGGTTTCACATCTTTTCCATGTAATTCTTCTTTTAACATAGAAATAATAAAAAATAAAGAATACATGCCACATTCCGTATTTTCATATTGGTGTTCTAAAGGATAATTTTGATGAAACCGAAAATGAATAGGTTGTGACAAATTTCTTCCTTGATATTTAATTCTTTTTACTAATTCTGCTATTTCACCTGGAATAATATCCCCCGCGCTGTCAAAGTAAAATATAAATCGATTTTTGATATCAATAAATAAAGAGACCCAATGAGAACCGTCTTGAGTATGTTTATCTAAATTAAATATAACAGCTAGTTTATTTTTATTTTTTTTAATATGTTTTGATAAATCAAATTTACATAATTCGTTTTCAACACATCCATCTTTTACTTTTGCATCAAAATCAATAAAGGTAGGACCAATAAAATCAAAATTTCTAAAAGTTTCTTCATATTGATCCATAATATCATCTAAATCATAGTTTGTTAACCATTTATCAGGATCACTTTTCCAACTTTTGGGTTTTTTTGGAGAAAAAACAAAATCCTTAATAATTTGCTCAATACTCGAATTAGGTATTTTTTCTAACCAACATTCTTCACTATCACAAGAACCCATTCGATCTTTTAAATCTTTCCAAATTTTATCGGGTTTTATTGAAGAAATCTTAGACGATGGATTTTTTTTGTTATAATCAGTTTTCAATTTATTTATAATTTCAGGAGTAAAACATGAAACATCATTTACTGTATTGTCTTCAACCATTGGAGAACAGTTCTTCTTTGTAATGTTGTGTTTTTTGGTTTTTTTCTTTGTGGACATACTAATATAATATTAGATTTTTTTTATAGACGGACCCCAAAAACTATGTATACTTCCAGTGGAAGTATTATCTATTTTACCAAAAAGCATATCATCGTCATCATCCGAATTATTTCTTTGTTCCATTGCTTTTAATTCAATATGTTTAATACAATATTTTGCATATTTTTCGAATGCTTCGTCGAGTTCATTTGATATTTCTTTATTTGTATCGTTGCAATATTCATTTGTAATAGATGAAATATCGTTTTTATATTTTTCAAGGTTCTCTAAAAATTCTTGGCGTTCTTTAAATTTAATAGAATCTGTTTTAACAATTTTATTGTATTGTTGTTTATTTGCAAAATATTGTAAAGTAATATCATCTATAAATTGATTATTTGATGAGGCGTCCATATAAATTACACATTTAGAAATATTACAACATATTAACGAAATGAAAAAATATAATATATTATATATATTATAATGTCTAATCCTCCACAAAATCTTTTAACTACAAATTTGACTGCTACCAATAAGTTAGGTGGTCCATTTAATGGATATTCCGCCAAACAAACAAAGAGTGGTTTTAAATCGAATGAAGAAGTGGTTTCACGAAAATTGACAGTGCGCGCTTGGAACACTCAATATGCAACAGGGACTTATAATGGACAAAAAGCGATTGTTGGTCCATTTAGAGCTGTCAATAATTTAGGTGATTTTTTGAGCAGAAATAACTATTCATGCGGTGGTCCAAATCAAATCAATAACAAGAAACCAGGGTTGAGCCGTGTGATTGGTTCTGTTCCACAAAATTGTGATACAACTGGTGTTCCTCCATCTTCCACAAATGTACGTTTTGTTGCTGACTCATCTGATTATATGAGATTTAAGAAGCAAGTTGCTATGAACAGAAACCACAATGATTTGTCTAATGGTGGTGATCAACACAATGCATCTTATGTTCCTTTAATGCGTGTTCGTCGTTAAAAATATCGATGATTATAATATAATGAATAAGTATTTAGTGGAATTTTTGGGAACAGGTTTTTTTGTATATGTGATTTTAGCTACAGGTAATCCAATTGCTATTGGTGCTGCATTGGCTTTAATTATATTATTAACATCAAGTATTTCTGGAGGTCATATTAATCCAGCGGTGAGTTTAGTTATGGCATCATTAGGAAAAATAGAGCCAAGTGAATTGGTGCCTTATATTTTTGCCCAATTTTTAGGTGGGTTAGTAGCTTTAGAAATATATAAGCGTGTGTCTTTGTAAATTATAAATATTTAGAAATTATTTATAATTATTATGTCATTTTAATGTATAATGTCTGAACAAAATTTACAACCTGCTGATGAAAACCCAAAACCACAGGGAAGTGTGTTTGGTAAAATGGGAGCTATGGCAAGTAAAGTAACATCTGCGGCAAAAGGTGCGGTTAATAGTGCAAAGACAGGTACTCATAATATGTTACAAAAAAGTAGGATGGGAAAAGAGACAGAGCTTAAAAAAAAAATAGGAGTTTATACGCCAGAAGTTCACACAACTGTAATGGAAGGTCTTGGCGCAAGAGGAAAGTATTTGGAAAAATTCACGAAAAAATTACAAGAGGACGGTGCATTTGAAAAGTATTTGAGTACATCTATCATGGGTAAAGGTGATAACAAGGTAAATGTTAAATGGCCTCTTCCAAATGCAAAAGATGAAACTGGAAAAGTTAACGATGAAACTGGAATAGTTTTAGATAATAATAAAATAACAAAATTGGAGCATCTTGGTGGTTTCAATAGTAAAATTAATGTTTATAGAAAAGATGATGACTCAGATAAGTTGTATAAAAGTAATGTTATTACGCATTTGAGCAAAGTTGTAATTGACCATCTTATTCAAGAAATAGCGGATGAAAACGAGCGTCAATCAAACTATGATGTAAATGTAGAATTCGCACAAGCCAAAGCGGATGCTGAGGCAAAGAAAATGGAAGCAAAAGATGCAGAAGCGATAGCTGCAAACAGAGCGAGCATTACAGGTAATGCTGCACAAAAAGCAGCATTAAAAACTTTTATAAATAATAGACATTATTTACCTGGTGTATTTTTAACATTTGATAGAGAAAATACTCCTACATTGTATTATTATGATTATAGTAAAAATTCTAGTGAGTATGAAACAGAATTATTAGACCCACTTTTTCCTACTGAAAAACAAGGTGATAGTATTAAACGTGTAAATATTACTAAAGATAACACAGATGCAATATGGGCTATATTGTTAGCTAATCAAATTGGTGAAGGAGAAGATAAGAAAGATGTAACCACACAATTTGATCCAGGATTTAATACAACTAAACCCACATTTAACGGTGTAACATTCACACAAAATACAATAGAGGACAAAGTAGAAACACCAGCACCAACCACCGGAGGAGATGGAGAAGCACCAGCAGCAGCACCATCAGGAATAGAAAATCTTGAAAAATATAAAGCAACATTTCATAGTATTGAAAAATATCTAAGACCGAATCACCCAGTTGAAGGAATGACAGACGCAGAAAGAGATACTATGTGGAATATAGCTTGTTATGCTTCACAAGTTGGTTGGCTTGATTGGCTTGAACATGTAAACCCAAAGCCTAATTTAATTGATCTTTTACTTTCCGAAGAAAAAATGAAAAAAGCATGGAACAACTGCGATTGGAAACCTAATAATGAGAAGGTAGATAATAGTTTGAAAAACAATTGGAGCGGGTTTTTTGATAAAATTGAATTTTGTGGGTATTTGGGTAGTGTAGACAGTGGCGAAATTCCTGGTTCGAGCCATGTGTTTATATTACAAAATGGTTTAATAAAGGTATTGAACGATGGAACTTCAGAATATAAGATTAAGACAATTTCTGAACCAGAAAATCTTAAGTTAACATTTGAAAAAAAAGGGTCGATGGGAGGAAAGCGAAGAAGAAAGTCACACAGAAAGTCGCACAAAAAGACCCAAAAGAAGCACAAAAAACAAATGAAAAAATCTCATAAGAAGAAGACCCGTGGAAAGAAGACCCGTGGAAAGAAATGTTAATCAAATAAAAAAATGTCGTCGTTAAATAATAAACATAAATATTTATTATTTAGTATATATATATAATGTCAGTACCTCAAGTACCATTTATTTTATTTAAAGGAGGAGAAATGCCAGATGTGGAAAAAAAAAAAATTATAGATAAAATTACAAGAAAACCAAGAGAAGTACCAAGTGCAATTGTACCAATCGGAAAAAATAATAATTGGTATAAATCTTTATTGATTAGTTTAAAAAATAAAAACATATTAAAAAAAATTGAAGAAGATATAGATGATTTTTATAAAGGTACATGGTTAGATGATAAAACCTCAATAAATTCAATTATAGAAGCATATTTAACAAAAGATGGAAATTGGAACCCAGAAGCATGGGGGTCAAAAGATGATTTAATAGATATATTTAAAGAAAATATAAAAAAATTATTAAAAACACAAATGGATCAAATAAAAATAGGAACAGAAGAAAAACCATCAAGAGGTTTTGGAAAAAAAGTACCAAGAGATGTTGAAGAAATATTTGGAAAAATGAAAAAAGAAGAAACACGAAAAAATTTCAAAGGTAATTATGTATTTTTACCTGTTGCAATAACAGAAAAACAAGAAATAATATATTTAATAATAGCAAATTTTATATCACCATATTTTCCCGCGACACAAAATGAAAAAAAAAAGGTTATCAATGTATTGTGGACATATAAAAGATATAATAAACAACACATATTTCAATATGACGAATTTAAGGAAGAAAAAAACAAAAAATTTTTGGATACAAAAGAAATATTAATAAATCATACACAAAAAGATAGAACAATAAAATTAGAAAATTTGAAAATAGGTTCGTGTATCATGAAAACACGTGAAGGAAAAGTGCAATATTTACCTTTTGGTAATACAACATCAAAACCAGAAGAGAAATTATTAGAAAGTTTATTTATTACATTAGTAAGTGATGAAGCAAGTGTAGATGAAAAAACTGGATTATATTTATTATCAAAAGAGGTTCAATCAGTTAAACCGGCTTCTATTTTGTCAATAGCTGATTTATTAGCGGAAAATGAAGATAACAAAGAAGTAAAAAATATATTAGAAAACATTAAATTACCAAAACTCAGCAGTAAAATAGAAGATAATATAGAAAGTCATAAAAAAAGAGAAAATTCGGGAAGTTTAATGGGAACATTAAGTTTAGATGAAACAAGAGAGAAATATGAGGAAAATGATAAAATTTATGAAACAGAGTTAATGAAGCGTTTACGTGAATCTATTCTTCGTTTAATTGAAGGGAACAATAAGAATTTTGTGGAAAAGAAGTTTTATGCAAATGAAGAATATGAAGGAAATGCAAAGAGTTATATTAAAAATGATAAAGAAGGAAAATGGTTATATCAACAAAATTCATCTTCGATTAAAATGGTATCTTTGAGAACATTGGTTAGTGATTTTAATAAAAATAAAGAAAATAGTGCTTTAAATGAAATAATAAAAAATATGGATACGTTTTTAGGTGGTAATAATAAATCAAGAAAAAATAGAAAAATTTGTAGAAATAAGACGCATTCAAAACATTAATATTTAGAAATATCTAATAATAAAATGTTTTATTATTATATATTAACAATATGTCAATGTCGAATTTTAAAAATATATTTAGAACATATAGTGATCCTAAAGCGAACTTACGTGAAAAGAAAGATAAAAAAGGAATATTTAATAAAATTAATAATATTATTAGTAACAAAAATATAGTTAACTACGAAGGAAAACAGTATAATTCAGTTAATAATATCACTTTCGCAAGTGTATTAGAAAAAGCACATGAAAATAAAGAACAAAATTTTTTAGATGGTGTTATTCATGTGTTTGATCCGAGGTTAGGTCCTAAATATGTTGCAAAAAAAATAGATGACACAAACACAAACACATTGTATTTGGATGCATTTCCTAATTTTATTGAAGAAAATAAAGATATTTTTCAAAAAATTACACATATTAATAATATCGAAGAAAAGGATATACTTGAAAAATTATCTATTACATCACAACTGTCAACTGGTAAACAACCGCTCACCAAATCAATTTATCCTGAAGAAAAACATTCAAATAATACCAACACTGCTCTGGTGGTTGCTGATCAAAACACTACAATAGTCTCATCCTCGGCTAATAATATGGATGATCAACATAAAAAGGCCATTCTAGAAGCATGGAACCAAGACAAGGAAAAAGCAGATACTAACTGTCCTATTAATGAGACTATCATGAACAAGTTGATTGATAAACATGGAAATATAATTGATCACGTATATGAAAGCAAGATCATTAACCACGGTGGTAAAAACACGATATATATACGAGATAACCACATTCACCCCGACAAAAATAAAGGCTGCGAGAAAACGAGTACTGCAGTAAATAGCGCTATTCTCTCACACAAATCAACGCAGGGTGGAGGCCCATTCGACAAAGACGCTTATATCAGTTCAATTGAAAACGTGATAAACACAAAGAATACGGAGTTTGCTACACTCACCGAAGAGATAAAAAAGATCACAGAGAATGAAAAAAACTGGAAAAAAGATCTGTCTGCATTTTCGCTCGCCATAGTTAATCCAGATACATATCTCGATGAAGATGCAGTACAAAATCTAAAAGAATTCGAAAAAAACTTAACTGTCTCTAAGTACACAGAAGCTAAGATTAAGAAAGAAAGTATAAAGAAAAAAATAGAATTGGAACAATTAAACTTACTGAAAACACCCGAAAAAAAAAAAAGTCAAGGTGAACAATCAACAACAACCGAAAAAGAATTGGAAGATGCAAATACTGAATTCATAAAATGGGACACACACTTGAATACCATATCACCGAATATGTTCAGCTCTTCATTTTTTAAGAGGTTACCCAAAACCCATATAGAAATAAGAATAGAAATTGAAAAAAAAAAAAAAAAAAAAGAAAAAAAAAAAAAAAAAACAAAAAAAATGAAAAA